GCTGTTGGCGGACATGTCGCTAACCTGCAAATCAGCAGCGCCAGCGAATCTACGGCCTTCATCAACGATGGTACCCAGCAGGGTATAGAGTACCTGCGACGGCTCCTTATACGGGAGCGTCATAATGTTATCTTTAATAGTACCTGAGGCTACGTCTACGTCGCGGAACTCCGCAGGCGCGATAGGAGTGTCGTCACCTTTAACGCGCAGACCTTTAGTCTTGAAACCACCGGGGAGGTTAGAAAGAGTACCAGCGTCAACAAGCTGACGGATAATGCTAGTACCAGACTTAGCAAATGCACCAATAAGATGAATAAGACCAAAAGCGTAAAAACCAAACCCCGGAATATAGGAGTAGTGAACGAAATGATTACGCTTCTGCTTCGTTTCATCATCGGGGTGCCAGTTCCTTCTAATAGCTAGAACGGTCTCTGTGCCCTTCTCGATAGTGATAACATAGGGCAGGGCAATGCCCGTCTCTTCGCCTTCGTCGTCCAAATCCGGATAACCGGGCAGGTCGATATCAACGTGCATCTCAAGAATCTTGAAGCGATCATCAGACGAAGCCCGGAAGCCCATCTTCTCAGCAATCTTCTTCTCGACCTCGTCAAACGTGTTGGTCGGATCACCAAGGTCCTCGTCCCGATAGAACCCAGCAGCCTGTAGCTTCTTGAGTTCATTGGGTGTCTTGCGCATGACGTGTGTAACACGCTCAGCGGACTGGAGATTACTAGCACCATAGGGCACGACGACATCTTCAGCCGGGACAAAGATAGAGACCTGCCGTCCGAGGTTCGGGTCGTAGTAGACCTTCTTGAAGGCGTTACCCGAGAGACCCAAGCCCCACAGCATCCGCTCATGTTCGGGGCGGTACTCGGCCATCACGTCGGTCAACTGGTAGTTCATGTCAGCAGCGACACGAATAGCAGCGTCCTTCTTCTCCGAGGTCTCCTTACCGATGATCTGGGTCTTAACCGGGCCAGCGGCGGGAAACGTACTCATCATGGTCTCAGCTTGGAACTTGACCAGTGCTTCGGATAGCAGAGGGTGGTAGACACCACACGCTCCCGGCCACGGCTCGGTGCGGTCTTCGACCTTCAAACCGAGCAACTCAAGGCCGTCCACGTAGGTCTGAATCCAGTCCTTACGGGCGCTAATATCTTCGTCAAACTCACCCAGTAGATCACCTACTAGTTCGGTAAGTTCTTTTTCGTCCATTTCGTCGGCAAGGTTAGCATTAAACTCGTCGTCACCCTCGTCACCGGGTTCGAGTTCAATCTCCATGTCCCCGGTCTTAATATTAACGCTCTCCGGGTCCTCAATCTCAATTTCCAGATCAGGTCCTTCCTGCTCCGGGTCGATTGCGGCCAACCCCAACGGGGCTTGGTTTAGTGCCTTGTCGATAGCCATCAATAATACCCTTCAAACTTACGCCTGAACTGCTTCTTCTCGTCAGGCTCATCCAAGCTTGTCTGTATATACCCACCCTTGCGGAAACGCATCAGGGCCAGCGACACAGAGTCAACATAGTCATCATGCTCACCAGAGGGGAATGACGCAACTTCGTCAATAACTTCCTCGGCCCAGTGGGTACCGGGGGCCCAGACCCTGCCACTGGCAAACAGGTCGGAAACGGCGTTCAGACGACTGATCTTGTCGTTGCCCTTGGTCGGGGTGAACTCCTGAACCGGGATGCCCATGGCCCGCATCTCATATATAAGTGGGGCACCGCTGGCCTTCTTCTCGATAATGACCGAGTCAGGCTTCCATTCCTTATATTGCTGGATGGCGACCTGTTTTAGCCGGGGAAACTCCATTCTTTCCCGGAAGGCGTTCAGCAGGATGATGTTTGCCTGCGCTACCCCGGTTACGTCGGGGTGGTAGAACACCCCCCACAGAGTCAAGGCCGAATAGTCAGCTCGCTGGCTCTTTTCAAAGGCCGTATCCCACGCCATCAGGGTAAAATTGCACTTCGGAGGCTTCTCATCCTCCCAAATCTGCCACCATTCCCGCTTCACGATGGCCGAAGTCTCGGATGTCGGGTTCTGCTGGTACTGAGCCATCCATTTTGAGTTCGGAAGCTCCTCTTTTAGGGCCGTAAGCTCCTCAAGTGACCAAAATTCAGGCCAAAGTGGGTTTCCCGAGGGCAAAAGCGCCGGAAACTCAATGACTTCCCACTCCTCACCGCCTCTTTGGGCAGCTGCCTTGAGCACTTGGCCCGTCAGGTCCTTCTTGGACCACCGAGTCATCACTATGACGATGGCCCCACCCGGCTGGAGACGCTGCCGGGGTCCCGAAGTGTACCATTCGTAGGTCTTATCGTAGATATCTGGCTGTGTTTCGGCTATCGCGGCCTCCTGTTCGGAGTGCGGGTCGTCGATTATGAGCAGGTCGGCACCCTTACCGGTCACCGCACCCCCCACACCAATGGCGAAGTAGTCACCCCCCTTGGAGGTGTTCCACCGGCCCGCCGCCTTGGAGTCTGCCTGCAAGACTAGTTCCGGGAATATCTTATGGTAGTGGTCAGTATCCACCAAGTTACGCACTTTTCGTCCAAAGCCCACGGCCAGTTCGGCAGTGTGGCTAGTCTGGATGACCTTCTTGCCCGGGTTCTTCCCAAGGAACCAAGCTGGCAGCAGGTAACTGGCAAACTCGGACTTAGTATGCCGGGGCGGCATATTTATAATGAGTCGCTTCAGCTCCCCGTTAGCCACCCGTTCAAAGGCATCGGCCATGCGGGCATGGTGCCTCCCGGCTATGAACGACGGCCATGCCTCGTTAACGAACTTGATGAACCGCTTCTGGGCTAGCTGCTGGGTCTTCAGGGCTTCGAGGTGGTCCAGTTCTGCTAGGAGCTTCTCCTGCTCCGCCGGGGTCAGGGCCGAGAGTATCGTCGGGATATCCTTGAGGGATATGTTCTTCAGGAGCTCAGGCTGGGACACTAGGTTCCTCCCCAGTATCCGTCTCGTCCGCACCCTCTTCGGTATCAGCAAACTCCCCGAACCCAAGTTCCTCTTCAAGACTCTGGCTCGGGGTGATATCTATAATGTCAGCATTAAGTAGGCGCTTGACCCGCTCCTTGATGGCTTCCTCAAGGGCTTCGGGACTCTTGTAATTTATGGTGATCTCGCTGCGCTCGGTGAAGAGCCCGATGTCGCTGTGTTTTCCCAGCAGTTCCAAGGCTTTTAGCTCAAACTTAGGGTCGCCGCAGTTGGCAATCTCCATGAGCTTGTTCGTTATGGCAGACCGGGCCGAGGCCACGTCCATAGCCAGCTGTTCCCCGTAAGTCTTAAGGAACGCCGCAGCAGCAAATGCTGTGCTAGGGAGACGTAGGTTCTTAGCGGATTTGTTCTTAATAACCGCAGCAAGTAAGGCTTTTTCGCGTTCTGCGTCTTCCTCTGTGATTTCCAGAGGGGCACCGAGTTCAACTTGAAATTCCGCAGTCGCCCCCGCTACCGCCACTTCCTCAAGGAAAGTCGGGGATACCTCGTCCGAGGTATCGTAGGGAACCGGGTGTTCCTTAGTGGGCTCAACAATAAGTGTCGGCATACGGGTTTGTCTGCACGCCTTTTGGGGCTTCAGTTATCAGAGTAGTACGAAAGAGAAGTTGGGAAGTAAACCCCCGTAATAACTTCCCAAAATATATACCCCCCGGGGGGTCACGAATTGAAAAAGGCATGGGGGGTATTCTGTGGTACGAAAAGATAGTGGGGGGTGTGTGATATTATGAGTAAATTAGTAAGTAGGGGGGGCTATGCTCTGTCTCTCCAGTTTGGGGTCATACCGGTATAGTGGGTCAAGTAGAACTCCGTTTTGCTGGTTTTACTGGTTTTTTTAGTTTTTCTGGTTCTTCTGGTTCTTCTGGTCCTGCTTAATCCCATAGGGAATTTTTTCCTGATACGTATCAGGTTTATATCCATGCTCTGGCTATTGCTTGACATTGTCCATAAGTGCGTGTATACTTATTGCATGGTCGGGAATGATCCCGGCCAACAAAGAAAGCTAATGTTATGACAAAGAAGACCACCGCCCTCATCGTTTCCGGTTTTTCTGATACGTATCAGGACAAGTCCGAGCGTCCCGTCCCTCTGATGCACGAAGCCCTAGAAGCGATTATTCCGGCGCTGAAAGATGCGGACAAGGCGAAGGCTAAAGAGCAAAGCGTTTTCAAGACCCTCGGTATCCGCGCCACGATGGATGCGCCTTCCCTGCTTTGGATGGTCAAGGGCGCGCCCGGTTATGATCTAAAATATCTGCAATCGGTCAACACTCGGATCAAGGACAAGGTGCTGGCTGCGGGCAAGTCCGAAAGCTCTGCTGACAAGTATCCGCAATATGCCCGGGATTATGCGGCGGAATACGTGCTGGCGTATATGGAAACCAATGAATACACGGGCCCCGAACTGCCCATGCCGTTGTTTCTCAAGTTGCAGAACATGGCCTATCGGACCCCTGCCGGTATAATCCAGAAGGCCAAGGAAAAGGAAGTCCGGGACAATGCGGAAAGCTCCAAGGAAAGCGCCGCTGCTACGGATGAGGCCAAGTGCGCCGAATATGCCGCGCGTATCTTCAAGCTAGCATCTAAGGAAGGTGCCGGTCTTTGGGCGGTCAAGTATCTGGCCGCTGTGAAGAACCTGATCCCGGCCTAACAAACGGGGTGGCTCGCGCCACCCCACATTTTCGCCCCTCGGGAAACCGGGGGGCTTTTTTTTTTTTTTTCGCCCGCGCCCCCATCCGCGCCACGGCGCGAAAATCGCGCCTCTTCTTAATTATATAAAGTCACTTGGCTATAGGTACTTATAACTATGATAGTTATAGAACTTGATAGTTCCTAGCTATGATAGTTCTTACTTATGATAGTTCCTCAGGACCGAGCGACAGGACCGAGCGACAGGACCGAGCGACAGGACCGAGCGACAGGATTTGTTCCGTCTGCT